GAGCGCTCCCGTGAAGCTCAATACCCGAATATATTCGTGCAACCTCATCCGAAACGACGTCCCTTTCCGCTGGCGCGGACGCTACAACGAGGACACCGACCTGTCCCTTCGGATGCTGAAAGCCGGATGGTGTACCGCCCTCTTCCAGGCGTTCCTTCAGTACAAACTCCCCACCCAACAGATCGCCGGCGGGAACACCGATGCGTTTTATGCACGGGAAGGGACCTTCCCTAAGAGCCGAATGCTCGTCGAGATGCACCCCGACGTCGCTCGTCAGGTCATCCGCTTCGGACGCGACCACCACTTCGTCGACTATCGGAGGTTCGAGTCCAATCGCCTCGTCCTCCGACCAGGAGTGACGATCGCCGACACCCCGAACGAGTACGGGATGCGGCTCCAACACCTCGACCAATCGCCTAGAAAGGCAGCACGGAGGAAACGTGCCGGGTAAGCGGGGCCGACCACGCCGCCTAACCCCCGCCCTGCAAAAAGCGATCTGCCTAAACCTCACGCTCGCGATGCCGCTGAAGCTCGCAGCGGAGGCCGAGGGCGTAGCGGAAAGTACCCTATACGAGTGGCTAGAACGCGGGAACGCAGGAAAAGAGGGCGACGAGGTTTTCGTCGCATTTTCCGGAGCCGTCACACGCGCGAAAGCCGAAGGGGCGAAAAGCCTCACGGCTCGCGGGTTGGCCGGCGGGAAAGGCTCCCACGCCGCTCTTTGGTTCCTCGAGCGGCGGTATCGCGAAGACTATGGGCCCGTGCAGAAAATCGTCTTCGACGGAGAACACGACCTGACCGATGACGAACGCCGCGCTCAAATTGAAGCTTTCAAGCGCACAGCTTTGGGACTTGGTGTGCCGGGAGGACCTGACGGCCTGGGCGATCCGAGCCCTCGCGCCGATGCGGCAGACGCCGGCGAGGCACCACCAGCTTCTTCTTAAGCACCTGACGAAGGTCGCGACCGGGGAGATCGACCGCCTCATGGTCACCATGCCCCCGGGACACGCCAAGTCGACCTACTCGTCGGTCTTGTTCCCGGCGTGGTTCTTCGGGCAGCGGCCGAACCTCGATATCATCGGAGCCTCGCACGGCGACGAACTCGCCAAAGAGTTCTCGGGCCGTATCCAAGACCTCATTCGCCGGTACACTCAGGTTCTCGGGTACGGGCTCCGATCCGAGAACGTCGCCGCCTGGAAGACCACGAACGGCGGGAACTATCGCGCCGCTGGCGTGGGCGGCTCGATTACCGGTCGGCGCTCCGACCTGACCATCATCGACGACCCGATCAAAGGTCAGGCTGACGCCGAGTCGCAGACGGTCCGGGATACGGCCTGGAACTGGTACCAAGCCGAAGTCTACACTCGGCAGAAGCCCGGCAGCCGGATTATCGTCATCCTCACGCGGTGGAACGAAGACGATCCGGCTGGCCGGCTCCTCCAAGCCCAGGAAGCGGGCGGCGACAAATGGACGCTCCTGAAGCTCCCGGCGCTCTGCGACTTGATCGACGATCCCCTGGGCCGTCCGATCGGTGCCGCTCTCTGGCCGGCATGGCAAGACGAGGCCGCGCTGGCTCGAGTACGGGCAAACGTCGGGCCGTACGTCTGGGGCGCCCTGTATCAGCAGGACCCGAAGCCGCGGGGTGCCAGTTTCTTCGATATCGACGACCTCCTGGTTGACGGCGGGCTCGTCGACGTCTACGGGCACCCGGTGAAGGTGCCGGTGCCGCTCCCGACCCGGTGCGATACGATCTTCTGCTGTATCGACACGGCGATCAAAACCGGCGCGCACCACAACTCGACCGGCGTGACCTATTTCTCGTATAATCGGCTGACGCAGCCGACGACGACGCTCGTCCTTGATTGGGATATCGTACAAATTGAGGGCGCGAAGCAGTCCGACTGGCTTCCGAGCGTCTTCGCCCGGGGCGAGGAACTTGCGCGTCTCTGCGGCGCCCGCAACGGGTTCTCAGGCGCGATGATCGAGGACCGGGCGACCGGGACGGTCCTACTTCAGCAGTCCGAGAACCTTCGAAACCAGGGGAAGCACTCGCCAGCCTACGCCATCGACTCGAAACTGACCGCGATGGGGAAAGACGAGCGCGCGATCGCCGCGGCGCCCTACGTCATCGCGCAGGGGGTGAAGCTAACCGAGCCCGCCTGGAACAAGACAACGGTCCATAAGGGGCGAAGCGCGAACCACCTCGTCAGTCAGGTCACGGAGTTCCGGCTCGCGCGCAAGGGCGATCCGGCCGACGACCTGCTCGATACCTTCCTGTACGGCGTCCTCGCCACGCACGGCTCAACCTCCGGAGATCGAAAGGGAATCTAGTGACACTAGCCGCCGGCCTCCTCGCCTACGCCAGCCTGAACACTTGGCTCGGGCTCGTCGTCTTTGCGATCGTCCTCGCGATCATGGTCGTTCTCGCCCGCTGGATTTTGAACGCGGTGTTGGGCCCGATGGGCGTCCCGGCTCAGGTCATCCAACTGCTATTCGTCCTCGTCGCGGTGTTGGCCATCGTCGCGCTGCTCTATCGGCTAATGCCCCTCTATAGTTCGATCTAGCCCGTGTATTCGAACGGAACGGACGCCGATTCTGGGTTTGCTTCGGTCGGAACGAGTGACGTCGGATCGCAACTCGTCCAGGTCCTTATGTCGCCCGCGATCGTTCCTGGGACCGAACCTGGATATCAGACCTGTAAGACGCTCTACGCTTACCATCCGCTCGGAGCAATCCTCGCCGAAGCCCCTATAAAGCGCGCCCAGGGTCAGGCCCGAATGGTCAGCGTCCCCGTGATGGGCGAGGAGCGCATCGTTCGGCAGTTCGACGACGTTTGGAAGAATATCGGTAAGATCGGCGCGACGAAAATCATCCGCAATCTAGCAACGCTCGCGCGCGTCTACGGGATCGCCTCGATCGGCGCAGGTCAACGCGATAAGGACCTCTCGGCTCCGCTCGACCTCGCGGGAGTTCGTCCCGAAGATTTGTTCTTCAACGTACTCGACCCGCTGAACACCGCAGGGAGCCTCGTCCTAAACCAAGACCCGAATAACGCGATGTATTTGAAGCAGGGCACGATCTACGTGAACGGGCAGGCGTGGCATCCGAGCCGCACCCTGGCAAAGTTGAACGAGGAGCCGCTTTATATCGAGTGGACGGCCTCGGCGTTCGGCTTCGTTGGTCGAAGCGTCTACCAACGCGCGTTGTTCCCAATGAAGACCTTCGTGCAGTCGATGGTCACCGACCAAATGGTCACGCAGAAGGCGGGCCTCCTCGTCGCGAAACTTCGGTCGCCGGGTTCATTCGTCGACAACATCATGCAGGGAATGTTCGGCTGGAAGCGCGGGCAGATCAAAGCCGGCGTCACAAACCAAGTCCTCTCGATCGGCATCGAGGAAGAAGTGAACGCGCTGAAGCTTGAGCATCTCGAGCCCGCAGCTCGCTTCGCGCGCGAAAACTGTATCAAAAATATCGCCTCCGCTGCCGGTATGCCCGCGTCGATTATCGCGCAGGAAACGCTCACCGAAGGATTCGGCGAGGGCTCCGAAGACGCCAAGAAAGAGGCATCATACCTTAACGACGTCCGCGAGGAGATGGAGCCGAGCTACGCTTTTATGGATCGGATCGTGCAGCGGCTCGCCTGGACCGAGGAGTTCTACGAAACGCTCTGGACCGACTATCCGACGTATCGGGAGATCCCGTTCGAGACGGCGCTCCACAGTTGGATGCGCGCGTTTTCGGCGGCGTGGCCGAACGTACTGATGGAACCGGAGTCGGAAAAGTCGAAGACGGCGAAGGTACAATTCGAGAGCGTCGTCGCGCTGATCGAAACCCTCGGCCCGCAGCTCGATCCGGCCAACAAGGCGCGACTCTTTATTTGGGCGGCCGAGAACGTCAACGAGCGCGAGGAACTGTTCGCCTCAAAGCTCGACCTAGACGAAGACGCCCTCGAAGCGTATTTCGAGGAAAATCGCGAACTCGCCGCCCAAGCCGGCGCCGAAGAAAAAACGGA